GTTTTTCTGCTTCTTTTTCGCCTTTGATTAAAGATGAAGTATCCGCTTGAAATAAATATAGAAAACTTTCTGCAATTGCCATATTAAATAACCTTAATTTATATAATTATATTATACAATATTTTATTAATTTATATAATTATTTCTTTTTGCTTGCTTTATTTTGTGCGTAAATTTCTTTTGAAATATTAACTTGTATAATCTCAAGCATATTACAATAGTCTTCATAATCATATATTGTACTAAGCTCATACAATGTCGCAAAATTATTTGTCATTATCGAAGCAACTCCAGCATCAATATTTACATATTTATATGGTGAGTCATCAGTACCGTTGTACAATCTACACTTTTTCCTAGTTTTCATAAATTCTATATTATATAGAATTAACTGAGTTTCTAATCTTAAAAGTGTCTCCGCATCATTAATATATTTATTAATTTTATCTTCATCATCTAAAATAATATAACTAGCACCATCATAGTAAGATACATATTTTAATAAACTTAATAATGTTTCATTATCTATTTTTGGAATATTTTTACTATCGAAAGGATATATTTTCAGAATGTCAATAAAATGAAGTGCAGGTATTCTGCTAATTTGGTATTTTAATTCAATATCATCAATATCTTTAATTTGTATAATCTTGGGCTTTATTAACATTATCAATCCTATTATGTTAAATTAAAGACAAGTGATATTATTTTTTCATTTTAGTGTAAATATCAAAAGCGGCGACTTTAAACTTATTGACACAACTATCAACAAAATTATCATCTTTTATTTTGCTTAAGAAAGAAAATAAAAACCCTCTGCTTTTTTCAAACTTTAAGAATGGAAAATTGTATTTAAACATTTCTAGCTCTATCAACATTAGTGTTGTAGTATCTGTAACATATGAGTTTATAACATGATAGCTATTTAATGCTATTGGCTCATCGTTGCCATTGAACCCCTCAACATAACTTATAAGTTTAATCATTAAAGTTTCATTGACTTTATACTCGCCTACTTTTGGAATTAAAGAAGACGGATATCCAGCCAAAATCTCTCTGCCAACAATCGCTGGTAAACGACTAATATTGAATTTTAATAAGTTACCATCTATATTAGTTATCTCTATTAATTTAGGTTTTATTAGCATTTTATTTGTCCTTTTTAAATATTATAATTAACCTACTTTATTTTCAAATCTAAAAGTATAACTCTTTGATTTTATTCTGCCACTGCTAGCCACAGAAGATCCAGAACTACCAGTTATTATAACACCATTTCTAAGTACAATTGGTCTTAGATCAGGATATATAATAGTTACAGTAATATTATCTTTAGCAGATGCTTTGCCTTTAGCACCTCTATTTGCTTCATGCAATACACTTAGAGCTATATCATCAACACCATTTGGAACTACAGCCAAAGTAAACTCGATTGGTTGAGGAGTAGTCCATGACACCATGTCGCCATTAACGCCCATAGCTGTTTCTGTTAATTGTAGATCTGCGAAATCAATAGGGTCTACATCATCCGCAAGTTGAGTTATTGGAAAGCCTACAGGAAAAGTCTTGCTTCCTGCGACAATCATTGTAACGCCATTACCTGAAATATCTGCCATTTTTATCTTCCTTATATTAAATTAGTATGTGTGAACCAGTAAATTTATTTATAGAATCTGATTTACTGTATATAATTGTGTAATTAGCTAAGTATTCCACAACACCATCAACTGTTTCAGATGTAAGCTCAACATTTAGCCAAAAACCCTGCTCTTGAACACTTCTGTAAGCATTTTCATCATTAGATATTTGCCCGATATACAATTTTTGAGTGTTTGTAAATGGCTTGCCTACAGATATAACACCATTACTTAAAGCTTCTTCGATAACATTTTGCAGTGTTAATGATATTTGACCAGATCCGCTAGCATTCCAAGGTATTTGCTCTAATGCTAGTTGTAGCTCAATTAGAGATGAACCGCACGAACCCTTGAACCAAGCTTCATTTATGAATACATTTTCATAACTAGGATCAACAGCAAGACCCATCAGACTACCTCTTTGATAGAAAGATATATTTTGACCTGCTGTTTGAGTTTGACCATAGTAATTTATTCTTAAGCTATCTAATACATCAGACTGTGCAGTCTCTGTAACAGACGGAGTTAAACTAGCTTGCTGATACATATAATTCTTGACTGAATTAGCTTTTGAATAATCAGTTGACGCAGCAATACAAGCGGGCATCATTTCGTGGTACTCATTAGCTACACTAGAAGCCAAAATAACATCTACACCGCCATATATATTTAAGGCGTCATAATGAGCTTGTGCATCATCATAGCTTGTAGAAGTTAAATATAGATATCTATTATTTTGTAGTTTAGTCCATTGAGCAACTTGTAGTTTACTGTCAATAGTAAATGTATCAGTAAATAAAAATGTAATGAAATTAGAGCTTATATTAACAGTATTATCAAGCGTTTCTGTTATTGTTTTTTCACTTAGACCATCTGAAAATATAGCTGAAGCATTCCATTCCAGCAAGCTAGTAATATCAGTACCAGATAATGATGATGATACACTAATCGTAGCAGTTACAGCATCACCACTCACAAAATCAAAAGAACTTCTAGTAGCATTGTATGATACTGTAGCAGTTGCAAATTGGGTATCTGTTACTAATTGTATCTGTGTTTGTATTAATAATGCCACATCAGCTAAACTAACAGCAGATGTTAAATCAGTAGTAATTAAGTGAGTAACTCCACCTATCTCTAGGTTGAATGTAGCATCAGAAATAGCAGTGAAATCAGTTAATACTTTTTGATTTGTGCTACCAAAAATCAAAGCATTAGAATCTGTTGAGTTATACTTGTAAAAACTAATTTTATTCGGCGATGTTATGCTTTTAGAAACAAAACCAAAATAAAAAGAAGCTCTTCTATATTCTTCGGAACTAGTGCCAAAATATGAACCAACCTCTGGTGCTGTATCAAACTCTACAACTGTGCTAGTTGGTATTAATGCATTGCTACTGATAATTCTAAGAATTGGCTCTACTCGTGCTACAGAAGCACCAGCACCAACACCTGATGTTATACCAACATATTTTATGAAATTAATTGCCATTTTAAACCTCGTTTATTGTTTGATTAATTTTATCTACTTTATTTATATTATATTCTAATTCTTGAGTGTGTATAATAACAAAATCAAAACTAGGATTATATTGATAATTATCTGCCCCATTTGTGAAAGGAGTATTGATAATATTACTTATTCTTAATATTTCTAAGTTATTTTCTTTTAGTATATTAATTGTTTCTGTACTTTGCAATATCATTTTAACATAATTACATAAATCTTTCGCTGTTATAGTAAGATTTTCTATGTCTTGCTTTAATATTGTGTTTATTTGAAATGTTGTTTGAGATACTTGCAACTCTTTATATATTAATTTATCTTGGTCTTTATCATATTTTGAGTTTCTGCCCATGAAGCCAATATCGGTATCGCCAACATTAAAGAAATAAACGGTATTTTCGTTTATACCTTGCTTAGTTGGCTGATAATTAAGCAAAACATTTGCATCAATATTAAGTGCTGATAAGCCGTTTATAATTATATTTCCGATAATATCATTAATATCATAATCTAACACAAAGAACCCCACTCCAGCCGTTATAAAAAAACCAATCTTCTTTGTCTAAAACCTGATAAGTATCATCACCATACAAAATCCGATCGCTAGATGTATTTGTATCAATTTCTGTTATTTCTGTACCAGTGTATAAAATCCTGTAATGCTTATTAATGTCTAAACCACGCTGTGCATACAAACTTGCAGATACAACTTGAAAGCTTCCAGATATTTGGACTGGATCATCATAAGTAGGAACTACAACAAAACCTTTTCCAGTAACATTACCAAGGAATTTTTTATAAAAAATAACATCATTACCTAAAGCACCACCAATTGCTTTTGAAGCAATATTAAATAAATTCCCTATCATTTAGACACCTCATAATTTACAGAATCAAGCATATAACCAGTGTCAATTAAAGGCTTTGAAAATCCCTTTTTGTCAATAGTTGACTGTGCTAATGCTGGGGATATTAGCTCTTTTATTGATATTTTTATATCGCCTTGAACGACAGACCCCAAAGTGTCGAATGAAGTCTTAAAATCGCCCCCACGAGCGAAGTCTTTCTTAATCATGAAATCGAAAGTCTTCTTCCATTCCCCAGACTTTTTTAATGCCTGTCTCATGAATGGTCGTGGAGGTTGTCTTTTTTGTGGCACGCCATACTCGTTCGAAATTGCTACTTGAGCAACGCTTGTGCCGTCCTCATATTTAGCACTTGAAAGAAAACCAACCTGTACTTTCATATTAGCTAAATTATTAGCCATTTTCTCAATGTCAATACCTGTTTTCTTATTTACTTTCATTATCTCTTAAAGCCCAATGTAGCGTTTGAACCACCAATATAATATCCACCAGCAGACCAAAGAGTAAATAATGCTAAAATCTCTTCTCCATATATAGTTTTATTTAAAAAATATTGGAATGAAGTTTTATTTAATCTAGCTTCGAAAGATACTGATATTTTATCAATACTAGTACTTGATACAATGCCAGCATTACCACCACCATTAGACGCGTTATCAATTCCAATCTGTAATATATGTGCAGTCATTATATATAAAACATATTTAAGCCTACTCTCATTCAAATAACAACTAGTATTATTTGATATAAACATTTCAGAACTTTCAAATGCTCTCAATACAATATCATCAGATATACTATCAAATATTGGATATTTAATTCTGAATTCTGCTATATCAAATACTATGCTAGACATATTATTCCTCTACTACTTCGGCTTTTAAATTTTTTAAATCTGATTTATTTTTTTGTGCTGATTTATCTTTTTTAGTCATATTTTTAGATATTTTATCTTCATCAAACTGTTTGCTTTCAACAGTTAAGAAACCTTTATCAAGATGTTTTTTGAAATGGCTATTTGTTTTTAATAAATTATATTCATTTTCATCTAGAGATGTTAACACTCCTGATTTTGTTATTAATGTTAACTTATTTGCAACATTTGCTTTGCCTGCTATTGTTATCTTTGATTTTGCGATACCATTTTCATAAAAAATATAATCATTATCTGAACTCATAGTTGAGTAAATATAAAATTTAGCCATTTTAAAAAATATCCTTTTTAGTTTATTATTTGATTAATTATTATAGCAGTAAATTAATATTACATACTATAATAATTATATTATACTCCAGTCGCTCTGTAAACACCCCAAGGACGCTTAACAATTACGCCAGCAACAGAATTCATGAAACCTTCTTGATATCCACCAACCACTTGTCCACGACCAATAGATGCGAATTTCTCAGAAATTAAACCATCTATGATTTTTCCATCGTCAGTAGAATCGCCACGAATACTATCAGCATACATATAGAATACATTAGCACCACCATTAGCACTATCAAATTCAGGCACGAATTCAATTCTACATTTCGGATATGTTTCATTAATCCATTTTTGAACTGATATTCCAAACTCATTAACATTTGTCAATGTTCCAGCAACAGCTAAAGAAATTGCAAAAGTAAATGAATCCATTGTAGGATCGAAGTTACCACCACTTGAAAGTTGTAATGCTGTAATAGCATTAACAACATCTAGTTGCTTTTCTTGGAATGTCTTAGTTGACCATTCGGGAGTGGCATTCGCACCGTTAGGCAATGTTTGATAAGCAGGTAGGTTAGGGTCGTTCAATAAACCATAAGTTTTATTGTTACTACTATTATAACCAAAGAAACCAACTGTATTACGAGCTATTTCCAAAGCAGTAACAGCTGATGACATTCTTGCCTCTTCAGGGTTACCACCCGATTTTGTTATTTTAGCATCAGCAACAAGTTGTGATTGTGTTCCCACAACAAAACGAACTACACTTCTTCTTTCATAATCCATGTTATAAGAGGTAAAAGGAATATTGACATCATCACTATAGCCGATAGCTGTAGCAGTACGCTCTTGAGTCATTTGGATAATTTCATCATCTTCTAACCAATGTCCAATCATTGTTTGACCAACAAGCGTATCAATCTTGCGAACTGCAGTTAAGTCTCTAACTATACCCGGAAGATAATTTCTTAAATTAGAAATATTAGCTGATACACTACCACCAATGAAAGGCACTTGTGAGTCCATACCATATACATTTTCGTTAATACCGAAAGCTGTAAGCATTCTCATGTGATCAACATCATTACAATCAAAAGAATTTACTTGTTTCAATTCCTTTGATAAAAAACTCGCTTTAATTTTACTCATAATTTTAACCCTTTTTTTTAATTAATTAAGCAATTCTAGTACACATAAACTATTAAATTCGAAAGAATGATAGAATACTTTACAATTTTCTATTTGAGTTTGACCAGTTCCAGCCGTACCAACACCTAAAGCACCAGTAGTGTTATCAAAATAAACACTATCTCCCACATTCCCAGTACTGCCAACATCAGCCCATACTCTACCCATTTTAGATAGTGAAGCTTGAGTTGAGTTAGCAACAACATTAGTAGCACCTAAACCAATGTTGAAATTAACATATTGTTTTGGATTAACTAACAAGCCAACAAAAAGACCAGCACCACCTGCAACAGCAATACCCTCAGATGATGAAGTGTAAGCATGACCTACAACATTATCAACGGCACCACTTTCTAGGATATAAGTGTCTACTTTTTTTGGACTATTGTCGTAGAATTCTCCTACGACACCATTTGCTAAATTTTTATTTACTTGTGTTTGCATATTATTTCCTTTTTTTATTTAAAGATATCATAACTTGGTATAAATTTACTATTTTGAACTTTTGAATCCATAGCGACAGTATTATTTACCTTGCTAGAACCTGCAAGATACCCTTTTAATGTAGCAAGCTCTTGACCTTTATCTGCTTTAATGTCTAATTTTTTAAGACCGTAAGAAACAACTTCTTTAAAGTCCATATCTAAATGGTCGAAAGATCCAACCACTTTTGAAATTTCACTAGCTAGTTTATCTCTGCTTTTGAACTCTTCTTTTAAAGCTATTTTAGCATCCATCGCAATAGCTTTCTTTTCTTCTTCCATATCAGTATCTTTTTTGTCTAAATCTTCCTGAGATTCATCTTCAACATTTTCTTCTTCTTCATCTTCTACCTCTTCTTCGACAACTTCTTTGCTGTCTATTTTTTCAGATAGATCATTTATTTTTTCCATAATTGGCTTTATCATTTCTTCTAAAGCTTTTAATAGTTCATCATTCATTATAGGTATTTCTCCTGTTGTTATGTCATTATTATCAAATGTTATTATTGCGGAATCGCAAACGCTAACTTCTTTGCCCATACGCCCATTATCAACAAGGGCAATATGGTTACCTCTCAAGTTTTTTTGTATGGCATCATATTTTTCGCCATTAAAAATACCTTCTTTAAACTCGTATTCACACCTATAGCCCAGTGATAAATCTTTTTTTCCTCCGTCAATAAGAGTTTTTAAAGCGTCGCTATAAACTTTTAAATTACCAAACAATGTATCATCATCAAAGTATATGTCTTCGCCTGTAGTGCCTTGAACTCCTTTGTACTCTGCTGGAGTTGCATCAGTACCAAGCATCTCATGATCATCAATCAACGGAACTAATTTAAAGGAATCAATAGTTTCTTTATTTGATAGCTCCTCAGCTGGGCGATATACTTTATATATTTTATTAGTATCTTCTGCACCTATAGAAGATCCTAAATATTCAAAAATACCAGCCTTAGAAATAGGGCGTCTATTAACAGAAACATACCCATTATAATCTTTTTCTAATTTATTCATAATTAATATTATAAACCTTATTTAATTTTAAGATACATAAATGTTTTAATATTGTCAACAATTAACCTTAATAATTTAAAATAATTAACTAAATTCAATGACTGGAGTCTTAAAACATCTGCAATGTGGTAACTGTGCTGGCATTACTTTTTGTTTTGCATCTCTATCGTATGGCGGGTCGTTAAGGTCATATATTTGCCCATCGAATTCTACATGGGTTTGCCTTTGTGTCTTCCCTGCACTTGAATGATTCCATCTAAATTTAGTTATTCCGTTCTGTCTCATTCTTGCTTCATCAAGTGATGCATTTGTTTTTCTTGTTTGGTCTAAGGCTAAAAGTTTTGCGTTTCTTGTAGTCTTACCACTTAATGATTGAAGTTGTGGTATTAAGTCTTTAAGCCCTTCGCCTTGCGTGATACTTCTATAAACATATCCTGCAGCTTCATCTAGATACTTAGCTTGTATGCTTCTTATGTAGCTTGCAGATTGGCTCGCACTAGCTTTTAATGTCTCTTTTGTTTCGGCACTCAAGTCTTTAACATTGATTGATAATCCACCGCTTAATTTCTTAAGACTATTTTGCATTTGTGCCTTAGAATGATTATCTACTGCATTAACCATATAATCAGCTATGCTATTGCCCTCAAGCTTAAACATACTATAAAACTTATCTTCTAGCTTGTTTAAAAGTATTCTAACTTGACTGGATATACTCGCATCTTGAGCGAAGTACGCAGGACTTTCCTTTTTAAAAAGTCTTATAACTTCATTTTCAAACTCTTTAATCATCTTGTTAGTTAGTCTTTCAACTTTTCTAACTGTCTTTTTTTCAATCTCATGATTTGGGCGTAAAGGCTCGCCTACTATAACATTAGGGTTAAACTTATTTACCCATTTTTGCTTATTGTTTGATAGCTTTAAATTTTTAGCCATTTTTATGATTCTTCAATAATTTCTTTTTCATCAATATCGCTATAATCATTATCATCATTATCATCATCATCAATCATTCCAAAATAAGGAGAATTCTCATCATCTGTTAACTTCTTATTAATACTATATTGACCAAGTATGCCAGCGTTTGTATAATTAATATCAGTCCTTGACTTAATTTCATCAATCTCAGACCTTTCTTTTTCTGTGATAGCGTCTAATTCATTCCATTGAATATAAGCATTAAAATCAATATTAAATTTAGGTTTTATTTCTGATTTAATTAATAATTGATAATGTCTATCTAGCACTGGCTCAAGAATCAAATCTTGTATATTCTCAAGCTCCTCATGATAACTTGATTGCTCTGTATCACCACTTGAGAAACCTTTCATGGGAGAGTTTAGTAGTTTGTATGATGGAATGTTAGCAATACTACAAACTAATTGATACTGTGTCATCACATTAACATCAAGATCACTCAATGAAGTATCTAACTGCTCAATGCTATCTTCTGCATCAGCAAATCTTATACCGTAATTGTCTCGCAACTGTACCCAGTTTTGCATTTTAGCACTGAAAGAATCATAGTCTGCTACTTTATCTAACATGCCTTCCATTTTAAAAACATTTAAACGCTTAGATTGTACTAGCATCGGTATTTCATTAGCT